TACAATTCTGGATTGCTCTTGATTTAAGTCCTCCCAGTAATCCGTGAAGGTCGTATCAATATTGCTTGTGTCGTAATATTTCACGGAATTGATTTTAGTCACAGGGCCATCCGGAAGGATGATCTCACCGCTGTACGTTGGGAAGGAGTCCATTGAGACGATAATATTTTTTTTCGCCAGCGAAAGTTGACAATCATACTCTACCTGTTCTCTGGCGGCAGTAATAAGGGACATAATAAGATCATCGTGCTCGTCATGGGTCACCCTCAAGTGATCCTTAACCTCTCCGAGCAGCAGCGGTTCAGCGCCGAGTTCTTGGACGACCTTTTTTCGATACGGGACGTTCATATTTTTTCTCCCTTATTTCAATATTTTCATCTGGCTCAACTGAGGCGGTTTCGATGGGTTCGGCTTCGATTTTGATAACCACTTCTTTTTTTATCAGCTCATCAGCTTTTTTGGCGTCAAAATCAGCTTCCTCGCCAATATGGTAAGCCAGGCCCAATCCAGGGCCCGGCTTAATAAATCTAACTCGTACCATGGCTATCAGGTAGTAAGTGCATCAGTCATTGCGGCAAATGAACCGGCACGAAGCACACCGCAGTCAAACCAGCCATTGGCGAGAATCCGGATAAGAGCATACTCACCTTTGGTATATTTATCAAGCTCAACATCCAGAATATCGCCCCATTGCGCAATTACGAGGTCAGCAAAATTACCGAAGATAATTGCCGAACAAACTCCAGTTGAGGTTCCTTTGGTCAATGTACTCGGTACGTTGGTTGTTATAAGAGCTTTATAGCCATTGAGAGGCGTGTCGGAATTTTCCCAAATGAAATTTCCAAGGGTACCTGTGCTATTTTTTTCAACCATTTTCAGCTTATACCTTACATTCGGATTGGTGAGGTAACCGAGATTCCCAAGATCTGCATTTGCAGCGGCGACGGCTTTTTCGAGACCGATTACATGAGACCACGCAATCGCTGCACCATTGGTTCCGCCAACCACTGAGCCAATTCCGGAGGTGTTCAAGATTCCGCGCAGTTCGCCGGAGCTACCCGCTCCATTAATTACCTGTGATTCCAGCTTGGCCATGATGGCGCGCAGAATACTATTGGTAATAAGATCAGCAACCGATTGATTTGCCTGTGCAATCAGCTGTTTACTGACTTCCACATAACCACCAATTCTTTTCGGGCTCAGTGAAGGTCCCTGCACGGCCATGCTGGTATCTTCGGTAATCTGGGCATTTTCGGAAGAGGCGACTTGGGGCGTATGGCCAGTAGTTATGCCTGGAAGAGTGATATTGCCAGAAAGCCCCTTGAGAAAGGTTGAATTGAAACCTTGCGGGCCAAATACCATCTTGGCATACAAGGCATCGAAAAATCCCATCGGAACAGAGCCAACCGTCGTGCTGGAACCAGCCACAATATCACGTTTAAAAAGCGGTACATCATTGGTAATTCCAAGCCCAATTACTGGATTATTGGTTGCGGCACCTCTTCGGCAAGCATCCTGATGGATTTCCAGCTCAAGTCCGGAAGGTTGTCCTCTTTGAACAAATTCAAAAATAGCTTTCGCCAGATTGTAGTCCTTCAGCTCTCTTTTGATTTGTTGGTCATTAGCCTTATTATAGGCATCACCGGCCATAATCAACTTCCGGCGCTCCAGCTCCTCTGCGGCTTTGATTTCGCTATCAAGCGAGTTTAATTCGGCAAGCAAGGTATCGCGCTTAGTCTTCTCTTCATCAGAGTAGTCGCGCTTTTCCTGCTCAACTTTTTTGATTAAAGCGTCAAGCTCGTCATATTTGGCTTTGCGCTTTTCTTTTAATTCAAGTAAATTCATGGTTTTGAAATTTAAATTAAACATTAAATTTAATTAATTGCAATCTTTCCTTATCGTAAAAATATTGCGGCATCTCTTTTTTTTCTGGCTCTTCCTCTCCAAAATCCCTCATCGTCACACTCGTTACATAATAGGCGGGATTTACAACCGGCGAGACGTCATAGAGTTTGCGGAATTTCTTAATTGTGCGTATTCGCTTGCCATCTTTTTTCAGGAATTCATCCTCGGCAATAGTAAAGGCAAAAGAGGAATGAAGCACATCACCGCGCCTTATTGATTCTGCAAGCAATTCACCGACATAGTGATTCGGGATCGGGAAGGAATATCGAAGACCATTGCTGTCGATTTGTAATTTCAGCGTTCCGGAATCCCCGAATTTACGGGCAAGCAGGAGATTTCCGTCGTGGTTAAAAAGAGCCGAAACATCATTCATTTCGCAGCCATCGAAGGCTTTTGGATCAATTACTTCGACAAATCCGCCAAGGTCGCGGCTTTCCTGCCCAAATACACAGGCATAACCCTCGATGTATTTTTCTTCGCCATCCTCGCGCAGCTCGCAAGGAGTGTGGGTTCTGTATTCTATCATTTTTTGTTCATTTTTTGCTGGTTCAAAATCTATATATTTTATTTCATTTTTCTTAAGCCAGTTGCGGGCTTCAGCTTCAGTCCAATTTTTTATAGGAAACCTCAGCGCCTGCGCAATTACCGGATCGGAAGGCTTATTCGCGTCTTTTAATTTACCCCAGATAACATCAATTGTCTCTGGGATTTTCACACCCTGAACTCTTCCATCGCCACTTCCGTGTGTGCGCCTGAAGCTCTTCGGATCGAAATCATCCGGATTCCGCAATCGTGCCGCATGTTCATTTGGGTAAGGCATTTTCTCGCTGTTTATCGGTCATTAAATTTGCCGGGCTCATATATATATCTCCACCTTCTCTGGCGTTTAATTCCTCAAGTTCACGAACTTCATTCGGACTCATAATTCCGAAATTCACCATTTTTGTGTACCATTCTCCCCGGGCCGCCATATCTCCGCGCATGATGGCGTTTAAATTAAATTTAACATACATTTTATCTCCGGGCTTAAATAGCTTTGTATTGAGTTCAGCTTCAAATCTCGCAACCCGCGGCATCATCGTGTCGGTAACAAATTCAATGGCCTGATGTTCGATGTTGTTATTGGTCGAACTCTCCATTGATTGCATCTTATGAGGAGGTATCCGAAAGAAACGGGCTATCTCTATCACTGAGAACTTGCGTTGTTCTATGAATTGCGCATCCACAGGATCAATTCCAATGGCGGTAAAATCAAGGCCGCCCTCAAGAATTGCAATATCATTTATTTTATTATAACCGGCATAACGGTCGCTGAATTGCTTTTTTAGACGATTGTAAGTCTCATCACTTACACGGTTGGGGGTTTTCAGAGCAATTCGCTTCGCTGAGCCCTTCGTAAATACAGTATTCGCGTATTCTTGCATAGCAAGAGCATTGCTGATAGTCTCGCGTGCCACAGTCATAACGCCCTTGCCTTTCAATCCGTCGAATGAAAGCCCTTTGAAATGCAGAATATCGCGGGATGGAAGAGGTAGCTTCTCGCCCCTAATATTATAAAATACCTCGCCCTCGTAGATAAACGGGTCAACAAGTAGTGGATGAGGAATTAACTGCAATTCCCGCACGACTCCGTTGTTATCGCGAATAATTTTACTATAAGAATTACCCCATAACTCAACGTGGGCCTGCGTTACCTCGCGCCAGATAAAGGAATTAATTTCAGGATGGGGCTTGTCGTGAAGCAAATATTGTAGTGGATGATCAACCGCTATGTTTCGCCCGGATTCATTTTTTTGAAAAACATTAACCGGAAGCATGGCCAGTGTCTCTGAAACAATTCGGACGGCCGACCAGACAGCAGAAAGGGAAGTAATATTATTTTCGTTTATGCCTATGATGGGCGAGGATATATTTTCGATCCGAACCTCGCTCCGGGATTCGGGCTCCGATTGAGAAATCTCAAATAATTTTAACCCAAAAAGGCGGTACGATTTCTGCATTCCGAAAAGTTTGGTAAAATTAAAGCAAAATTCAGATATGCAGAAAAATATTTTATCAACATTTTTTTAAATTTTCTGTTAATAACGCTATGGGGTCTATCATCATCCGGCCCATACATGGCGCTGATGTCTCTTCCGGGTTGGCCATCGGGCAATAATCATTGAATTTCTGGGAATGAAGGTAGCAGGGTTGAAGCGGACAGGGAGTTTTGATGTCAATTGACCTCGTGTATTTGTAATATTTTGTGCGGGCTGAGGATTCGAAAGAAAAATATATTGCTATCGCAGGAAGCCCAAGCCCTTCGCGCAAATGAATTGGCATTGTATCAACAGTAATTACAAGCCGGGCCGAAATAATTTGATGAACGAAGTCATATGATGTTGGTGCTGTAATTTTTTGAACAAAATCTGGCAATTTATAGCCGTGCGCTTCATACCCGTAGAGTTTTCGGTTCGGAAAAGCATTGCGGATAGCAGAAAAAAAGATAAAAGGGTCTATTGTTCTCATTCGGCTGGTGGCCATAAATACACCAAGAATATCAATGTCATATTTTTTATAGCTATTTAATTTCAAATAGGGCCGGCAATAGTCCGGGTTTATTTCTTTGACGCCAAGCAGTTCCCAGAATATTTCATACCAGTTTTTTCTGTGGCCCTTTTCAATGATATCGTTAATATCGGCATACCCATATAATTTGCGAATTCTGGCCATTTTGATGGGATCGACACCTCGGAATATTGGTGAATTAACATCGTGAATAGTTGGTGTAACGGCCCAGTAATCGGTAACCGATT